GAGCAAGCGAAGTGCTTATCCATCACCCGACTACTCACACAATGTATATTTTGCTTTTATATCTTCAACAATCATTTCTGGATATTGAATTGTGTGCCAGATATGACCACACTCATAGCATTCTCTACGTCTGACAATAACGTGTTTTGAATTGCGGTCTGATCTTCTTACTTTTTGGTCTGTATATTCCTTGCATTTAGGACAAGCTACCCATGAAATCCGTTTCATTGATTGTTCTAATTTTTATGTTTGCACCAGTTTCAGATTCTGTTTCACAATACTTTTTGACAGCGTGTAAAGATACAACTTGAGAGTCATCAGCAAATGCGGACTTGGTTAGACTATCCAGTAATGCCCTGCAATGTTTATCCAGATCACCCTTGTTTTTGTTGGTAATATACACAGGAGCAGCTTGACGAACCATACCATTTGGGAGATAGTGCTTAAGCGGGCGTTTGAACCAGAACACCACCTCAACCTCAACTGGTTCTTTGATTATATCGTCCACTATCAACTTAGCCCTCAAATTCACCTGTTTTCGCCATGACTTTAGACGTTTACTTGTCTCAACCATTATTCCATTTCCTACGTGTTTTTTGCTTCCCTGTGGAGCAGATTCCATGCCTTTTACAGAAATAATATATTCCATAGAAAATGAGTTTTATTCCAGAGAATACCCCATTCATAGCTTTGCCGACAGCATTAAAAGGCAAAGTCACACCATATCAACTTTCTGTTATATGGGTTTTGCAGAGCTATTATCCAAACATTTGGCCTAGTTATGCCACAATCGCCAAAGATGCCAAGATGTCCAGATCAAGTGTTATCAGGACTGTTAATGAATTAGTAGAACTTGGCTTACTGCAAAAACAGTATCGGATTGATGAGTTTAATCAAAAGACAAATTGCTACAGAGTCAGTATCTGGCAGCAGTGCAAGGCATTACCTGTCTCAGACCCAGCCATTAATGGGCGGTATCTCACAGGAACTGGGGTAGTGTCAGAGAGAAACGGGGGTAGTATCACACAGACACTGGGGTGGTGTCAGAGAGACACTGGGGTGGTGTCAGAGGTACACCCTAAGAAAAACAATATAACTAAAACAAATAACTATAAAACTATTAGTCAGAAAAAACCTGTAGATAAATTTTTTGAACCTTTTTGGGAAGCTTACAGAAAGATACCAACATCAATGCGTGTTGTATCACAATCTAAAAAGCTTGCAAAAGCCGAATTTACCAAATTAAGTAAAAAGACACAGGAAAAGATATTTGATTGCTTACAGGCCGATATAAGGGCTAGAAAAAAACAATTAAACAATGATAATTTCACACCATTGTTTCCTGATTGTTTTAGATATCTCAAAAATGGTCAATTTGAACAATATCTATTGACAGTATCTAAAAAACCCACTACATTAGGAAAACCCAAACTAAACACCCCTTTCTAAAACTATGAAAGACAAAAAACTTGACCATGTTGGTGAATTTTTCTTTGATGAAAAGACTGGAAGCTTGCACCAAATGACTCAAACTGGATTTGATTCTGCCCAGTGGCGAAATTTAGATGAAGAAATAGATAAACATTTAGATGAACACTTCAAAAAGTTTTCAAATAAATAAAAACAAACTTACACCCCATGAAAAACTATAAAAGGCGGCCTATCGACAGAGAGGTCACATTCAAAGCACCATACTATGAATGTCACGCTTGCAACGATTCTGGAATAATCCATAATTCTGATGGACTAATCAACCAACACTTGCCCGACTACGACATGGACGACTCAGGTAGGCGTTTTGGTGGGCATGATTTAGCTCTTATCTGTTACTGCTCTGCTGCTAACGCAAAGTACGATCAAGACAACCAGTTAATCTGTAAAGGTTACAGGGAATTAGACAACACCATAAGAAACAATGTTGGTGTCAATCTTGATATTGATATTGTTCGAGAAATTCACAACATCAGAAAAGAAAATTGGATCAAAACAGAAAAGCTTATGAACAAGCTCATTCAAAAAAATATTAAAAATCAAAAAGCTTTACTTCCACCAGAAGTTCAAAAAGTAAAAGATCAACTAGCAAACTTTCAAATCAAATCACTATGACTAACTACAAATTTCAAGCACCTCTCACTACTGAGTTTAAAGAAAAAAGAAATCAAACCATTTTACGAATGAGAAGAGATGGACATTCTTTACAATCAATAGCAAACAAATTTGATTGTTCTAGAGAATGGATAAGACTAATTCTCAGAGATCAATTACAAACTACTGATATTTTTAAATTCAATCCTCATAAACAATGCAAAGATGATGAATATTCTGCTCCTGATTTAGTTGACCTTACTGGTTATCCTATTGAATACATAACAACTCTTATCAAAAAAAATTGGCTTCCAAAAGCATCAAGAATAGTAAAAACTCATATGTGTCACACAACTGATACACATTTCTGGAAAAAAACTGACATTGATAAGTGGATAGAAATAAAAACTAAATATTTAAAAATTGCTCTAGAAGGCTACCTTAATGAAAGACTTACTAAACCTTGTGCATATAAATTTACACATCCTAATCTACAAAAAAGATATAAACTTCTTCAAGAACTTCATTCTAATGACTGGAAAGGTAAACTTTCTTATAATTCAAAACGCAATAACGAAGTAATGCAAGAGTTTAATAATCTAATAAAACCTACACAATATGTGCCTACTGATTACTCAAAATATTTAAATATAAAAACTAATAAAGACTATGAAAAAAAAGGTTTATATAACACTATAAAAACATCAAAAATTCTTGATATATCTATTGCAACTATTACAAGATACAGAGATTTAGGTGTCCTTAAAGAAAGTGAACACTACTTTGCTGGAGATCATTATCACCACAGATATATGTTTGATCCAAAGAAAACTATAAAAGCAATGATAAAAGCTGGATATGACGTTGAATTTGCACAAATCCTTAAAGACAATAAAAGAGGTGACAAGTAATGACTTTTTATAACACAATCAACGAGAACCCTAGTGAACTAGCTAGGTCACAAACAAAAGCTAAAACACAGGAACAAAAGATCATAAACTGTTTCAACCAATATGAAACTCCACTTAGCCCATCAATGGTTCTTTCTATCTCAGGACTAAACTGCCCCATAACATCAATTAGGCGAGCTATGACAAACTTATCTGATGATGGCAAATTGGAAAAAACTAAAGAATATGTAATGGGTAGCTATGGAAAAAAAGAACACCTTTGGTGTTTACCTAAAAAACCAGAATCTTATAATCAATCAACTTTACCTTTTTAAGAATGATTGTTGAACTAAGTCCTTCTGAAGTTTTAGTTTGTGAATGTATAGGCAGAATGAGGTCTTTAATTGCTAGGACAGCAAATGTTAAAGATCAAAAAATAGGTCAACATGACGGAAGTAATGCTGATGTTATGGGGTTTAAAGGTGAATATGCTTTTGCAAAATACTTTAATGTTTTTCCTGATCTTGGATTATCACCCAGAAGTGGGAGCCATGATGGGGTCTTGAAAAATTATAAATACGATATAAAATCAACAGACATAAAAAATGGTCGTCTTTTAGCTACTAAAAAAGTTAATCCAGATGTCGATATTTATGTTTTATGTATTGTCGAAAACAATCATGTTGATATAAAAGGTTATGTCGAAAAAAAAGATTTTATTATGCCACAAAATTTAAAATCATTAGGTCATGGTGAAGGTTATTGCTTAAATCAATCTCAACTCAAACAATTTAAATCTAATGAAAAATAAAGACTACGACAAGTTCAATACAGACCGCATTGCTAACGCAAGAAAGCGAGTTGATGAACTCTTATTACTTATCCGCAACTGGGAAAAACAAAAACCATGACTAAATTAACAAAACAACAACAACTTGATTTTGAAAAAAGTTCTTTAATTCAAGTTAACTCTTTAATACAAAAGGCTATTAGAGTTCAAAATAACGAAGAAGAAAAAATTAATCATCAAAAAACAGACATTTGGCTTAAGGAGTTTTGGGATTTCTTGGAAGAAAATAATATCACACACAAAGATATTTATAATAAGGAACTAAAAGATATAGTAAAACTTATATCATTTGCTATTGATCAAAGAGATAAAGGTAATAAAGGGTTTTTTGAAAAAGCTGAAAGAGAAGGTCTTGAAATTAGACAACAATGGCAAAGAGAAAATTTATAAAAATCGACAAAAACCATTGATTGACGCTACATTTAGAATAATAAAAACCATAACTCCATAGTGGCTAACGGCAGAACTAGCAAGAATGAGCATGAGTTTAGAGTCAATAAAGTGGCCAAGCTTTTGTCTGTTGGTACTGTTAGATCAGATATACTACAATTTGCTGCAAATGAGTGGGGTGTAACTCAAAGGACTGTAGATAGCTATATTTCAGATGCAAGGGAGATTTTGAAGCAAGACTTTGATATTGACAGGAGGCAATTTACTGCTGAAGTTTTAGCTCAGTACGCATCACTAGCAAAAGAAGCTAGGAAATCAGGTCAGTTGACAGTTGCTTTAGGCTGTATAAACTCAATGGCTAAGGTAGGTCAGGTGATGTCTTGAGCATACTAAACAGAGAAGGATCTGTTCTGGATCATGTAGGTAGTCATTACACTGATATTGACACTGATGAATTATTAGATCGTATAAGAACAGACTTACATCCACCTCAGCGACAGTTCTTTGATAATCAGAATGAGATTGTTGGCCTTAGTGCTGGATATGGTGCTGGTAAAACAAGAGCTTTGTGCAGTATGGCAGTTAAGTTAGCTGCAATGAATATTGGATTTATTGGTGCTGTTATGGAACCAACTGCCCCATTGATTAGAGACATTTGGCAAACAGACTTTGAGTTGTTTCTTGAGCAATATGAAATACCTTATACTTTCAGAGCTAGTCCGCTACCAGAATATACTTTGCATTTTAAAGAAGGTGATAGCAAGCTACTATGCAGATCCTTTGAAAACTGGAGCAGAATTATAGGACTCAATTTATCGCACGTACTTGTTGATGAAATAGACGTTGTTTCTCCTACTATTGCCGATAAAGCTTTTCCTAAAATACTTGGACGACTAAGGGCTGGTAATGTTAGGCAGTTTTGTGCAGCCAGTACACCAGAAGGATTTAGGTGGTTATATAACACCTTTGGTACTGATGAAGCAAAGGAGAGAACAGACAGGCAATTAATCAAGATGAGGACTCAGGACAACCCACATTTGCCTAGTGACTTTATTGAACGTATGCAAGCCAACTATGATCCATCAATGTTACAGGCATATTTGAATGGAGAGTTCATTAATTTAACTACAGGCCAAGTCTATGATCGCTTTACCAGAGAACAGAACGTCACAAACACTAAACCTGATATTGGCCTTGAGCCATTAAGAGTTGGTCTTGACTTCAACATAGGCAACATGAACGCAGTGATCGGCATTGTCCAAGATCAAAAATTGTTAATATTTGATGAGATTTCTAAGGCTCACGACACCGATAGCATTGCTCAAGAGATCAAAGCCAGATACCCTATGAATAAGATTTACATATACCCAGATGCAAGTGGAGGCAACAGAAGTACTAATGCAAGCCAAACAGATATTCAAATCTTGCAAGGCTATGGCTTCAGCAATCAAAGCCCACGTTCAAACCCCCCAGTTAGAGACAGGATCTCTTCCGTACAGGCTTTATTATGTAACGGCAAAGGGGAAAGCCGTTTACAAATACATGCCAGTTGCAGAAAGCTAATCGAATCAATGGAACTTCAGTCATACAATGAAAAGGGAGAGCCTGATAAAGAATCTGGCTATGACCATATGGCTGATGCTGTTGGCTATTTGATATGGCGTGAGTTCAATCCATTATTTGCAAGGTCGGGCAAACCTACAGGGATTAGAATATATTAAGATCATGGTATTATTGAGGCAAAACTGTGTATAGCTCACTAAATATTTACAATCAACCTGTAACCGTAGCTCCTACAACAGTTGTCAGCCCTAATGCGGCTTATCAACGCATGGCTCAGTTCTGGGATTTGATAGCAGATTTGAAGGAAGGTACATATAAGATTAGATCAGAGCATAGGAAATACTTGCCTCAGTTAGAAAGAGAAGTAGATGACAGCTATGACCGCAGACTTGCAAGGTCAACAGTAGTCCCATATCTCCAAAGAATAGAAAAAATGTTGTCAGGTATGTTAGTCAGAAAGCCAGTTCGTTTGGATGACACCTCAGACTTAGTTAGAGAACAGCTATTTGACGTTGATTTAGAAGGTAATGACTTGAATATTTGGCTTTATCAGACAGCAAGAACAGTAATATCATTCGGCCATTGTGGTGTTTTAGTAGATGCACCAAAGGAAGGAGAGAAGGCAAGGCCATACTGGGTGACATATAAGCCATCAGATATATTAGGCTGGAGAACTGAAATCATAGATGGTGTAAGGGTACTCACACAAGTACGTTTGTTGGAAAAGGTTGTTGAGCCAGATGGAGCCTATGGTGAGAAGAACATTACACAGGTCAGAGTATTAGAACGTGGTAGATATGAGATCCATAGGAAAGACGAAAAGAAGGGTGAATATAAATTGTTTGAAGAGGGTGAAATGAGCCTTAAGGACAAGATTCCTTTTTCAGTTGCCTATTCCAACAGGGTCGGATTTTATGAAAGCCGCAGTCCTTTGTATGACATTGCAGAACTAAATCTCAAGCATTATCAGATCCAGTCTGATTTAGACAACATATTGCACATCAGTTCTGTTCCATTGCTTGCAGTCTTTGGCTATCCAAACGCAGATGAAATAACAACAGGCCCCAGTGAGGCATTATCATTGCCATCTGAGTCACGCATGGAATATATCAGCCCATCAGGAGACAGCTATGACAGCCAGTTCAAAAGGCTTGATGATATCAAAGAGCAGATCAATACATTATCGCTGGCCGCAGTTCTTGGGCAGAAGTTAGTAGGCGAAACAGCAGAGGCTAAGAGGATAGATAGATCGCAGAATGACAGCACAATGATGGTTGTTGCACAGCAGATGCAAGATTTGATTGATAACTGCCTCAAGTTTCATAGCGAATACCTAAATGAACCTAATGCTGGTAGTGCTTTTGTAAATAGAGATTTTGTAAGTACAAGACTAGAGCCACAAGAGATCCAGTCATTACTTGCATTGTTTACTTCTGGCACTATCAGTCAGGAGACATTACTTAATCAGTTATCTGCTGGAGAAATACTTGGTGATGACTTTGATGTAGAAGATGAGATAGAAACGACACAAAACGGAGGATTGACAGAAAGAGAAGAACCAGATGCCCCAGCGGAGGAGCCAGCGGACACAGAGGAAGAATGATAAATGTCAACTCCAGAGGTATTTTTTAGAGAAACTATTGATTTAGGTAGGTATAGCAATTCTGTTTCTAGAAAATTTGTCTCAACTTATAACGACATCATTGTTGCATCTGCTAAAAAGCTTAGACAGATTGATTTAAGACAACAGGTAGCAGCAGAGGGTGTGATTGTTGCACCACAAACTAGGAAAAGGCTTAGATCTATTATTGCTCAGTCAAAAACAAGTTTGAATACATGGGCAAAGACCACAACTAAAGAAATGACACAAGAGTTGCAGGGCTTGGCACTTTTACAAACTGATTTCATAAAGAATGAACTCCAAAAGGTAACAGCGTCAGGCAATATTCCTATCAATAGTGTTGCGGTCAGTCCTAAATATGCAGAGTCTTTTGTCACTACTGATCCAACACAAGTCAATATTTTTACCAGTAAACAATTTACAGAAGATGACTTTGTAAAGTTTGGCTCTGGTAAATTTGAACTTACTTCTAGACAAGGAGCAGCGATTACTTTACCTAATGGCCAAACAGTCGAGAAAGCTTTTAGAGGAATTGCAGAACGTCAGCAAGAACAGTTAGCAAGACATATCAGACAAGGTGTGTTCTCAGGGGAGTCAACACAACAGATTGCAAGGCGAATGATAGGTAGGCTTGACTTTGGGCAGAAAGGAAATGTAAGACAGATTGCAGCGGCTGGTGGTGAGGTGACAAAGTTAGCTAATTATCAGGTAAGAACTATTGTAAGGACATCAATCAATCAAGTACAGAATCAGGCAAGTCAAGCTGTATATGCAGCAAATAAAAAGGTAAGTCCTAAATATGAATATGTTGCAACGCTAGACTCAAGAACAAGTGCAATATGTATGAGGCTTGATGGCCAAGAGTTTGAATACAACAAAGGGCCAACACCACCGCAACACTTTAATTGTCGATCAACTACTGTCCCTGTTGTTGACTTTGATGGTTTGCAAAAGAAATATCCTAACCTTGAAAAGCCGCCAGCAACACAGTTTGACACCAGACCATCAGCAACAGGCAGAGTACCGCAGGGAACAACATACGGAAACTGGCTACTGAATCAGGATAAAAAGCTACAGGTTAAGACTTTAGGTAATGAAGGTAAGGTAAATTATTTTAAAAAACTAGCAAAGAGAGAAGGATCTGGACAGAAGGCTTTGAGAAAAATGATCCGCAATGATGGAAGTGAGAGAAGTTTAAAGGACTTGGAAAGATTGTATGGCAAGCCTAGTGCGATCAAACCAGTGGTTCAAGCTATTGCTCCACCTGTTACAGCCCCTGAGCCAACAACCCCAACACCTACAATCAAGACTTCACCAGTTTTATCGA